CAATGGATGAGCGGGAAAAGTTTAGCTTATTTAATTAACAAACGAGGAGATAAGAAATTCAGAGACGGAGGGACTGATTTGTATTCTAAAGAATTAGAACTTTTGGTTCAGGAATTGATTAAAAAAATACCACAAGAATTTAAAACGCAAATATTTAAGTAATGGCTTTAACCTTAGACACGAGACCAAGCGGTTATAATTGTGTTCACCTTCCTATCGTTTATGAATTTAGTTCAACGGCTTTCCCTACTAATTCAGTAGATACTTCAAGGACGGTCTCATCATTTACTAACGATAATGGATATTGTAAACTTGCTCTTTCTGGTGACATCAAGGCTTCTGGAAGTGCGAATGAATTGGAATTTGTTAAGGTTGTTTACTCTGGAGGTACTGAGATATTTCAGATCATTACTTGGTATTCGGACACGTCAATCACGATAGATTTAGAATATAACGCAAGTTTGACATTTACTTCCGTTCAGTATTATTATTCAAATTACCACGCAAGATTTAAGATATACGCAGGGTTAAGATCAGGCCACACTTTAAACGCTCAAAAGCCTTATAGACTTTTAACCACAATTAAAGCAGTACCTGATTCAGCTAATGACATTGTGATAAACATCGCAGAAATATTAAAATCTGATATTTCGGTTTTAAGCATTGACACAGACGGGAATGATATAAGTCAGTTCACTGAATTTTACATAGAATACGCAGAGGCTTATGATTACTCCGTTGACGGCTACACACTTACGACATACGTTAGTAGCTATACAAGCGACTCTTCGAATTATGCAATCGCTACCAACTCCAAGCTACCTTTTAAGAACGGAAACGGTGGTGAAATGGATTTATACGTTGGAACATCAAGAAAATATTTGACTTTGTTTGATGAGCCTGTAATCTTTCCAGGGAATGACTTTTATTTATTCTTTATGGGTGATCCGTACAATCTAAGCGTTACAAGATACGCAGATGGGGTTTCATTAGGGACTTCAACAATAACGGTCACAGATGAGGATGAGGGAGTTTACTCAAAACTATTAAACTCTGTCTTGCAAGGAAACGAAGATGAATTGTCAGTTGTAATGACTGGACAAAGTGAAACCAAGACAATTAAAATAAATAATACCTGCTATAATGATTCGATTTATTTAGGTTGGTTGAATTATTTAGGAGGAATGGACTACTGGTTGTTCACGGCTGAAAAGGATTTCTCAATAGATATTGAAGAAGTTAAAACAACAGAAAAGGATATTTTCATTGACTGGCCTACTTCTTACAATGGTTCAAAGATTAAATACGACACAAAAAGAACGGCACGGGAAAGCATCTTAGTCAGAAGTCAGAATTTAACATTCGACCAATTAAGTGCTATAAAATATATCAAAACAAGTCCTTTGGTAATGTGGAATGGAAAGAACGTATCCGTAGACGGTGGGTCTTTCTTGGTTTATAGTGAGACAGACAAACTTTATTCTATTTCGTTTACAATTCAAATGACTGATACAATCCCTTCACAGAGTCTATGATTTCTTTTATTTCAGATAACGGAAAGCAGATAAAAGTAGATGAGGAGATTTTGATCACTCGTCAGGTGGCTAACTTTAAAAACTTTACCATCAAAGGTGATTATTCTATTTCGTTTAACGTAGAGAACAATTCAGAAAATAGGGATGCCTTAGGATACTTCGGATTAAACCAATTAGACTCACCGATATTTTCAGAAACCGCTTTTAATCTTGTTAAAGACGGGAATATTTTAATGCGTGGTCTTATGGTCATTGAAGAGGATGACGGAGAGAATCTTAGTCTTTATTTCGTAAGCGGTAATTCAAATTGGTTTGCAAAGTTCGACTTTAATTGTAGGGATATAAGAACAGATCGATGGAGCGTTCAATGGTGGATCGATTCTAACTCAGTTTATAACTGCATTAAAGATTCTGTTAATAAAACCCAAGGAATAGTTTTCCCTTATATTGATTGGGCCTTTAAAGGTCAGAAAGCAGACAGATACATTTTACAATACTATCCTAAATACGATGATGCGTCTTTTGAGTGTTATGATTACTTCCCTTGCGTTTATCTACATACCCTATTAGATGAATTGGCTATCCATTCAGGGGTAAAGATTGCAGGTAATTTATTAGATGATAAATTCTTTAAGACTTTAATTCTAACGCCTGATTCTCCAGATATTTACGATCCTGAGACAAGGACTTTACTAAAGCCTCAGTATGTTTTAAACACATTCTCAGAGGTTAAGATTCAAGCAGTTGCACCGAACATTAAAGCGGTTGATTTAATAAAGTGGATAGTAGTTTCCTTCGGAGTGGTGCCGACTTATGATTCGTTCTCAAATACTTTGACTTTAGATTTAATCGATAAGAGACAATTAACAGGATTAGACTGGAGTTCTTACGTTAAGAATCATAACATAAAATATGATCAGGTTCAGAATAACTTATTTACAATAACCCAAAAGGATGAAGTATTTAATGACTATAATGAAGTCAACGACATTCAATTCGGGGAAACAAATATTGAAAGTTCTAAATTAGACGGGCAGACAAAAGAACTCTATCAAAGCATTTTCCCTACTTGTTATGATTGGACATCAGCCACAGGAAGGCAAAAGATGGTCTATGTTCCTTTGTACAAAGTAGAGGATGATAAAAGTTTCCTTTATACTGATATAAATAACTTCACAGATACTGGATACGATGATACTTTAGAAATCGTTGGAACAGACTTTCCTTTCTTAAGTATCTCTTATTCCACACCGATAAGAATAGTTGATAACGACGGTATTTATACTGGTTATCACAGATTAATCCAAACACCTTCATTTACAAATGGTTCAACTGCGGCACAGATAACGGGTCAAGTAAGTGCAGGTGCGGGAACTTATCCAGGTACATTCTTTACACAGAAGGTCACTAAGAACCAAGCAGGAACGAGGGTTTTAAGTTATATCCCTTCGATTGACTTTAAAGACTTTACGACTTTTGTAGATTTCAACGACGTAGGTAAAAAGAAAGTGCCAATTAAGACTGCATTAGATGACGACACAGAGTTTGAATTACAGACTTTACCAATCGCTTATTATTACAAGCCTTATAATCAGTATTACAATAAAATCAATTCTTATAGACAAGGTTTAACGTACGGACAAGTCAGCGGATATAACGACTTTTCATTGAGTGATATTTATCTGAATAGTGTTAAAAAAATGATTGTGAGTCCTACTATTCGGGTGAATATGTTAATCCCTGAGATTGATTTTCTAAATTTTAATTTTGAGTTCGTTTATATAAACAACGGAAAGATAAATGGTTTGTTCTTTGTGGATTCAATAGTAAACTACAAGGACTCGACCACATTAGTAGAAGTTAACTTAATTCAAATCGATGGCTGACGAACAAGTAATAATAGAGATAAAAGTTGAGACTGATATTAGAGGTATTGACGACCTAAATAAGAATATTGAAAGTCTTAAAACTAAGCAAGAGCAGTTAAATGCTGATTTTATTAGTGGTTCAAAAACTCTTGCGGAATATAGAGAGCAAACAAAAGAAAATTCAACTCAATTAAAGAGTCAAGAAAATGCTTTAAAATCAGTTACATCCGCAGTAAAAATTCAACAAGATTCAATTAATGATTTAAGGGAACAAAACAAAAAACTAACTCAAGAAAGAAACAATTTAAACTTATCTAATGCCGAAGGTCAAAAAAGACTTAAAGAAATAAATGATCAGTTAGATAAGAATAATAAAAAGATAAAAGAAAATGTTTCTTCACTTGAGCAACAGAAAATAAACATTGGTAACTACGCATCTGCTTTAGATGGTGTAGTTCCTGGATTGGGTGGATTTGTTAATGGTATAGATGGGGCAACTAAGGCAAGTAAACAATTTATTGCAACTCCACTTGGTGCGATATTAGCCGCAATAGCACTTGCACTTGGAGCGGTTTACAAATACTTGGAAAAATATGAGCCTATTTTAGATTTAATTGAAAATGCAGTAACTCAGGTTACATCTGCTTTTGATTCTTTCATTCAAAATATAGATCAAGTCGGCAGAATCCTTGGGAATGTTTTAACGCTTAATTTTTCAAAAGCCGCAGATGAGGCTAAAAATTTAGGAGATAAAATGGCTCAAGCGGCAAAAGATGGTCAAGATATTGTTAATCTAACCCGTGAAATAGAGGACGCAACAATAGCTTTTGAATTAAGTTCTTCCCGTGTTGAACTACAAATTAAACGACTTGTAATAGCCGCAAAGAATAGAACATTAACTGCAAAAGAACAACAAGACCTTTTAAATCAAGCAATTGAATTAGAAAACAACCAAATACAGGAAAACCTAAGAATAAAAAATTTACAATTTGAAGCAGATGTAAAGGCTTTAATTCAAAGTAAAAAAGCACAGGTAGATAAGAATAAAGCATTTACAGAAGCGGTTCAACAAAACAAAACATTAGGTGAGCAATTTGAAATACTTGCTAAATCAGGAATTTTCAGTCCTGAACAATTAGCTAAAGCATTAGCATCATTTAAAGCCATAGATCAAGCGGAAGGTGAGAGTCTTGCATTTTTAGAAAAGGTTCAGAACCAAAAGGATGCAATAGCTGAAAAGGATAAAGCAGATAGAGAAAAGGCGGCAGAAGAAAAAAAGAAAAAAGATCAATTAGATGCTCAATATACTGAAGAAGCTATTCAAGCAAGACAAGACGCTGAAATTCAAGCACTTAGTGATAAATTGGCTGAAGAGACAAGAATTGAAAATGATGCTCAATTAAAAAAAGCAATTCAACAACTTCAAATAGACGAAGACACTAAGAAGCAACTTGAAGAGAATGAAAAACAATGGCAAGCATTTAAAGAACAAGAAAGGGAAAAAGAAATTGAAAGAATAAAAGCAGATAATATTCAAAAAATAAATTTAGAAAACAATTTAAGATTATTAAGGCAAAGAGCAGTAGCAGATACCATTTCTTTTGTTGGATCATTACTAAAAGAAGGATCAAAGGCTCAAAAAATTGCCGCACTTGCTGAAGTTGCATATAATGTTGGTGTAGGATTTTCAAATGGACTTGTTATTGCTCAACAATCAGCAAAAGCAACTGGTCCAGGTGCGGCATTTGCTTTTCCTGCTTTTTATGCAACTCAGATTAGTGCAATATTAGCCGCTGCTTCAAAAGCAAGAGCAATCATTCAAAGTGGTAATTCTTCAACTGGAGGCTCTTCAATAAGTACATCAGTATCTGGTGGTCGTTCTGGAATTACTGCAACTCAGGCTACTACAAATCCTATTAATCAAAGTTTCTCAGTAGCTAATGCAGTTAAAAATATGCCTCCTATTGTAGCGTCTTGGAAGGAAGCTACTGAAGTACAAAATAAGGTAAGATTTAAAGAGTCACTTACAACCGTATGATAACTAAATATCCAAAGGAACTGATTCAAAATATGGTCAAGGAAAAGATTGCTAAACCGCAGTCTTTGAGAAACTACGACATAGTTACAGACAGGCAAAGGGGTTTGTCTTTGGGTCAATTAGCCATCAAGTACGACTTGACACGGATGCAGATTATTAGAATCTTAAATGACAATAAGTAGTAACCTGCATTTGTTAAAATAATAAAACAAGTTTTGTAAAGTCTAATTTTGTCTATATGAAAGAAGGACACATCTACATCGATGGAGTAATCTCCGAAGATGCTCATTTGAATGTCAGAAAGCAGATTCAGGCACTTGGCAACGTGGATAGAATTATTGTTCATATCCAAAGTCCAGGAGGTTCTGTTTATTCGGGTTATAATATTTATCACTCGTTGAAGGCATCTGGCAAACAAGTTGAAGTCATCATTGAAGGTGAGTGTCAGTCAATAGCTACTTTTATCTCTCTCGCAGGAGACAAGGTAATCGCTCGTAACCCGTCAGTTTATATGATTCATTCGCCGTGGACCTCATTAGAAGGTGACTCACGCACAATGGAAGCCGGAGCCAACGAGTTGAGAAAGATTGAGGACGTGATGGTTAAAGCCTATCAGTCTAAGACCAATCTACCTGAAACAGAAATCCGTGAGATGATGATGAAAGAAACTTCAATGACTGCTCACGAAGCACGGAAGTATGGCTTTGTTGATGAGGTTGTCGACCCTCTTAAAATGGTAGCAATAGGAAAAACAAAAATCAAAATGCAAGATAAACTTGAAGCCTTCGGGCAAAGAATGACTGGTATGCTCAAGGAGCTATTTGGTCCAATGAATATGGAAGTTCCGCTGAAAGACGGAAAGATTGTAGTCGTTGAAATGGAAGAAGGTGAAGACCTTGTAGGAAAGATGGTTACCGTAGATGGTCAACCTGCACCTGCGGGTGAACACGAACTCGCTAACGGTTCAATCATTGTCGTAGATGACAAAGGAATGATCACTGAGGTTAAAGAAACCGTTTCCGTTGAACAAGCAATGGAAGAGGAAAACAAAAAACTGAAGGAAGAAGTAGAAATGCTAAAGGCTGAGGCTGAGGCAGTTAAGGCTGAAAAAGAATCAGTATTGGCTGAGGCTCAGGCTAAGTCTAAAAAGACTATGGAGATGATGGCAGACCTCCAGAAGGAGTTCAACGAACTCAAGAAGATGACCGTAGGAAATCCACATCCTCCGGTTTCTGCTCCTGTGGCACAGGTTAAGCCAGTTTCAGAAGAGGCTAAGGTGGATGCCTTGACTGAATCTTTTATCAATCAATATCTACCACAATTCAAACGTAAATAAAAATGGCATCTGCTTTAGAAACTAATTTTAACTATACCTATCCTGGTATTCTTACCACGGAGGTATTCTTTAAGCCCGTAGAAGATTCTCCTGCACTCTCTGATATTGCTATCATTGATCAGGGTATCTCTTACAAAAAACAGTACAACATCCTTCCTCAACTTTCTAAAATCCTTAAGCCTTATGCAGGTTGTGCAAGGACTTACGAAGGTTCACAGGAAATCACCAACAAAACTTTGGAGACAAAGGAATTTGAGGCTAACCTCGAATGGTGTAAGGACGATTTTACTGATTATCTTACAAACCAGTACAACTACCTTGCTCAGGAGATGCTGAAGAGTGGTGTTGATTCTTTCGATCCTTCAGGTACTCCAGTAGCTACTATGATCAATCGTTTGATCGAAGAGGCTCTGCGTCAGGACGTGTTCCGTCGTATTTCTTTTGGTGATACTGGTTCTGCTTCTGCTGACTTCGACACTATCGATGGTGTATGGACTCAGTTGATTGCTGACTCAGGTACTGCTTCTACTTATTGCGTACGTCGTGCATCAGGTACTTCTTTGGGTACTTCTGCTCTTGCGGCAGGTGAGGCTCTTGACGTTCTCGAGAAAGTTTACGATCAGTCTGCAAACATCCTTAAGGCTCTGCCTACTAACAAGAAGGCTATGTTTGTAACTGGTTCTATTTGGGACAACTACTTCAATAGTTTGGCGGCTAATGGTGCAGTAACTGAACAGGCTTTCAGTAACTTGGTTAATGGTGTTAATTCATTGACTTTCAAGGGCATACCTGTGGTTCCTGTTCGTATCTGGGACACTATGCTTGAAGATGCAGACAACCCGCTGAATGCAACAACCCGTCACTTGGTTCTTTACACTACAAAAGACAACCACCGCATCGGTGTTGAAAATGGTGGTGATTTGAACCGTGTTGAAGGTTTCTATGATCGTACCGATCGTAAGTATTATTTCGAAGCTGATATGAAGTTCGGATATACTTACTTGCATTGCGATCTTCAAACTATTGCTTACTAAACAAAAAGATAAAGGAGTATGAGTTGCAAAATCACATCTGGAATTGTAAATGATTGCTCCGATCTTTTGAGAGTCGGAGGTGTAGCTAAAACCTTTTGGATCGGCTACATCTCAGACCTTTCTACGCAAATAGATCTGGATCAGTCCGGCGACATTAGTGCGCTTTCATTCGGAGCGTACGGTGGTCTCTATCGTTTCGACGGTAATAAATTCAGCCATTCATTTGGTTCTGAACTTGTCGTAGCGGCAGGAGGCAATAAGTCTTACAAGCACTCTTTTGCTTTTAAGATTCTGACCAATTCAACTGCTGACGATGTTAATCTTCAGGATTTGAATTTGGGTAATGACATTTTCGTAGTTGTTCAGGATAACAACCAAAAGTTTTTTATCCTCGGAGCAGGTAACGGATTGTCAGCAGTAACTGACGTTCAAAACTCTGGTCAAACCGGAGATTCTGACGCTTCAGATACTGTTACATTGGAAGGACAGGAACTGACTAAGCCTTTGCGCTTGTTGGATACTGACTACCAAACCACACTCAATCTGGTCGAGTCATACGAGATTTGAGTTCTTCATAGGTTGAAGAGAGGGGCTTCGTGCCCCTTTCTTTTTTTTAATCCTTTTTTTATTTTTGTAAATGACTAAAGAAGAACTAAAAAAACGACTCATTGAAAGTGGACTCATTAACAGATTCAAACAGGCTCCGCTCTGGAGTATGGCTTTCAATATGTACAACTCAACCAAAGGAGAAAGTCTCAAACCTACCTGTGGGACTTGCTTTAAAAAGGTTAAAGAATGGATTCTGAAATAGCCTTTTATCAGATTTATTTCAAAGAAGACCAAAAGACTGAACTCTACGATTTCGCTATTCCTCACTTTAATGAAACGGTCACGGATTACTTTGAAAACTCAGTCATTGCTGACCTCGTTCCTAAAGCCCAATCTAAACGCATTTGCGTGGCTTCTTGGCGATTAAAACAGAAAAGAGGTAACGGAATAAGGCTAAATAAAAACTTAAGCAGAGAGGCTTTAATTGATGACTACGACGTTGCGATTCTTACTCCTCGGAGTCCTTCGCATAAGCCTCTTTATATGGCTTCTATTTGGCACGGCAAGGCGTGGGTTGATTCCATCAAGGAACTCAAGAAATTCATTAAGATACCGGCAGAGGTTAAGCATTCTATTTATGAAAATCACTTCGTTGCTTCGAGTGACGTTTATAAAGATTATGTTAAAGTCTGCCTTCTGCCTGTTATGGACTTTATGTCTACCCGTCCTGTTTTCTTTGCTCCTTCTGGGTATGCAAAAAAGAAAAGCGTTCAGGAGGTCGAAGAGTACAAGAAAAAAACCGGAAAGAATGACTGGCCGATTGCTCCCTTTGTCCTTGAAAGGCTCTTTTCAATATGGGTTAATTCGATGAATTTAAAGATAGTAAACAAATGATCGAAACCTTTTTAATCAGTTGGAACGAAAGCGAAACAATTCATTTAACGATAAATCATTATCTACAATTCGGGAAGGTTACCTTATTCGATAACTTTTCAAATGACGGGACTCCTGAGATCGCAGATAAATTAGGGGCTTATGTTCAGTCCTTTGGAAAGAAGGGAGTCTTAGATGACAGAGAATATTTAAAGATTAAAAACAACTGTTGGAAAGAATCCAAAGCGGATTATGTGGTAGTCTGCGATGCGGATGAGATTTTACAGATAGATAATAAACTAATTGAGAGAGAGTTAAGCAAAGGTGTAACGATTTTCAAGACCTGGGGTTGGAATATATTTTCTAATAAGATGCCTAAAAAGAATTGGTCAGAGATTACAACAGGCTTCCACGACCCTAACTTTTCCAAGCAGATAATTTTCAGTCCTAAACTTAGAGGGATTAATTACGTTTATGGGTGTCACGTTTGCCATCCAGAAGGTGATTTAAAGTATTCAAATACTGTCCTTCCTTTGTTTCATTACAGAAATGTCGGAGGAGTTGAAAGGTTAATTCAAAGACATAAGTCATACAGAAGACGGATGAGCGATTTGAATAAACGTTTAAGATTAGGTTATCATTATTTAACAGAAGAAAAGAAAAAACGAAAAGAATGGAACGACTGCTATCAAAACTCCATCGAATTCTCACAGGATTTTATTTAGTCCTAACAGGGAATGACTCGCCAAAAGCTATCGAAAGGCGGTTAATCTGTAAGAAGTGCGAACTAAGGAAAGGTTTAATATGCGGTGAATGTGGATGCGTAATCTCCGCAAAAGTCCAATTAGAAGAAGAAGAGTGTCCTGTTGGTAAGTGGTAACCTTTAAAGGTTAAAGTAATTTAAAGACTTGTTTAATATTTAATTTTGTATAAATGAGAAAGCCGAAAAAAAGATACGTTTCTCCCTTTCCAACTGCTTATCCTAAGAATCTCGTTAGAGAGATTTCAGTTAATACTCAAAAGAACTGGCAGGAGGACACTATTATTTACGGAGAAGACGATGCTCTGCCTTTGAGGATTGCTCAAGCGGTTGACGAAAGTCCTGCTACGACTGCGTGTATTAACACGATTTCTTCGTTTGTAAAAGGCTCACGGTTTTCTGATCCTAATCTAATGTCTCTAAAGGTTGACCAATACGGTACAACTTTGTGGGAACTTCATAACCAACTTTCTGACCAGATGGCTTTATTTGAAGGCTTCTGTGTCAATTTTAAATACAACATCGAAGGACGGATCACGAATACATACGTTCTTCCTTTTGAAAGCGTAAGGTTTGTAAAGAGTGATTCAAGGAATATTAATTTCTTTAAATACAATCCTTATTTCGGAACTCAAGAATATAAAAAGGATTTCACGGTTACTTATCACGCTTTCAATCCTAAGACGATTCTAAACGAACAACAAGCGGAAGGAATCGCATATAACGGACAGGTTTACTATTTCGGTATGACTCGTCCGCTTTATAAATTCTATCCTGTGCCAAGATTTTGGTCAGGTAAGCATTGGATATACGTAGACGGAAAGATTCAGGAATTTCACAAAGAGAATCTCGATAACGGATTCTTTCAGTCAGTACTGATGAATGTCATCGGTGATCCGAATCAACCGAGTAAAAATCCAAAGTATCAAGAAACATACACAGACGAAAGCGGAGTTAAGCGGATGCGATCTACCCGCACGGTAGGCGAAGAGTTTAACGAGCAAATGGGTGAGGCTTTCTCAGGCTCTAAAAAAGCAGGAACGGCTTTAGTGCAATGGTCTTTAAGCCCTGATACTTCTACAAAGATTCAGGCGTTCCCGACTAATTCAAACTTTGACGTTTTACAAGGTACTTTATCAGACGCTATTCGGGGTATAACTATCGCAACAGAAGTTCCTGCCGTACTGGCAAATTTGCCTCAGCAACAATCTTCTTTAGGTTCTGACGGTAACTCGATTCAGAAAGCTATTGAATTAATGCACTCACGAGTGAGCGCAAGACAGAGGAAATTAGAACAATTTTACAACGAGGTTCTTTTACCGATGATGGGAATTAGTGCAGAGGTTAAGATTATTAACTATGTCCCTGCGGTTCAAGAAATTAGAATTGAAGATAAGTTTTGGGATTTACTTCCTAATGAGGCAAAGATTCAGTTCGTTAAAGAAAACGTTCCAGGCTTTTCTAATTTGGATTTCACTACTCCGATTCAGATTCAGCCTTCAGAGCCAAATAATGTAAACGACAACCTTAAGAACCTGACTGGTAGACAGTTACAAGGTATTCAAAGAGTTGTCAGAAAATATAACAAAGAAGAATTAACATTTGATCAGGCTTCGCAACTTCTAAAGAGTGGCTTTGGTTTCTCTGAGGAAGAGGTCAATGCTTGGTTAGTAACACCTGAAGAAGAATGATAAATTTGATTCCAATAGCTTATCTTAATGAAGCGTGTTTTTTGTCTCTGAATACAGATGATAAAAAGTACCAAATGTGTTTAAAGATTGCTCAAGATACTTTAGAGCAAATCATAGGAACAGAATTTTACGAAGAAATAACAACTGAATATGACACTAATACACTTACTGCTGATAATGACGATCTTTATGATCCTTTCATCAAAGATTTCCTCGCTTGGCTGACTTATTATAATTATTTAAAATTCGCAAATGCTGACAACACTCCAACAGGAGTAAGGGAATTTATTGACGAAAATTCATCTATTGTCAATGACGTGAAGATGTACGGCATCGAAAAGAACGTCAAAGGAATGGTTGAGTTTTACAGAGGAAAGATGATTAACTTTTTAAAGTTAGAAAAGTACAAAGACTCAAGTAAATATCCTCTGTATTCTGAGAAGTGTGAAATGGACTTTGGATTTGCTATAACTTCAGTAGATAAGAAAAGTGACGTATTGATTAAAGTCAATAAAGCTATAATTACAAATGAGTAAAGTAACATTCGGAGGCGAGGGAATTTTAACGCTCTACAAAAGAGTCAATCAAGCGGAGAGTTTAACTTTTACTTTCAAAGACGCTAACGGTGACCCATATATTTACCCATCGAATCTTTTTTCTTTCAAGGTTAAAAAATATATGGGAGACAAAAAAGATGTAATCTCTTTGGATTCATCTGATTTGACTTTAACGACTAACGAGTTAGAGGTTCCGATTAGTGCAGCAGAAAGTAATCTAAACGAGGGAGAGTATTATTATCAACTCCTGTACGATAACAAGGTAAGGATTAATGGTAAATTTGTACTATACAACGGATCAGTAGATGTCGCAGATTAACATATACAACGAGCCTTCAGCGGAGGTAATTATCGATGAGAATGGCACACCTGTAACTGTAATAATTGCTACAAGTGGAGCAGGTGGAGCGGTTTGGGGAACTATTACAGGGACTTTAAGTAACCAAACTGATCTTCAAAACGCTTTAAATGCGAAGGTTCCTTATTCAGGAGCGACTGGTAATGTCAATTTAGGAGAATACGGAATAAGTGCGGGGTATGTTCAATTAGACACCACTCCGACAACTTACACTCCTGCGGTTGGAAATATCGGTTATAACGACACCGTAGGTACTTTAGAGACCACTTTAAAAGGCGGGACCGTTCAGTTAAAGATCGGTCGTGATATATTCGAGCGTGTTGTTAATAAAACAGGCGTTCAACTTACGAAAGCGGCTTACCAAGCGGTTAGAATAAGCACGGCACAAGGTCAGCGTTTAGGCGTGGCTTTGGCTCAGGCGAATAACGATAATAATAGTGCAGATACTATCGGTCTTGCAGTAGAGACGATTGACAATAACCAAGAAGGAAACATCTACACGGTAGGTGAAATTACAGGTATTAATACTACTGGTTCCTTACAAGGTGAGACTTGGGCAGACGGTGACGTTTTATATTTAAGTCCTACCGTAGCAGGAAGGATTACGAATGTAAAACCTATCGCTCCTCAGCATCTTGTTGTAATAGGCTACGTTGTTTACGCACACGCTAACAACGGTAAGATATATGTAAAAGTGATGAACGGATGGGAGCTCGGCGAACTCCACGACGTAGATACCACAGGTGCGACTGCGGGACAAGTTTTAAAATACAACGGAACAATATGGGCTCCTTCAGCGGATGCAGGAGTTACAGGCTCAGGAACTACGGATTATGTCGCTAAGTTCACAGGAACAGGAACGATTGGTAATTCAATTATCCGAGTAACAGGCACAGATGAGGCTTATGTATCGACTAAGAGTGGCGGTTCAGATGGTGGTAATTTATTTGTAGGTACTGGTGGTCAAAGTGTATCTGGTTCTGGAACGGATGGAGCTTATAATACATCATTAGGAACAGGGGCTTTAAGTTCATTAACTTCAGGAGCAAAGAATGTAATAATCGGTTATGGTGCAGGTGCTCAAATAACTTCAGGTTATGCGAGTGTCGCCATTGGTTATCAGGCTTTGGGTACAAATAATCAAAGTGGAAATATTGGAATAGGACCGCAAAGTTTATACAATGCTACTGCGGTATCTGGTGGTAATATTGCCATTGGTGATTCAGCGGGTTCACTTGTTACAAGTGGAACTAATAATATTTTAATAGGTAACGGGAATACTTCAAGTGGATCGGGATTTGTTACTGGTTCAAATAATATTTCCATAGGTGCTTATAATTTATCAAGTTTAATAACAACATCTTCGAACCGCACATTAATAGGAACGAGTTCGACTACTTCTACTTGGTTAGGCGGTAATCTTCTTTTAGGAAGCACTACTGACGCAGGTCAGCGTCTTCAGGTAACTGGTAATGTAAACTTTGGAGGAGCAACAGGATTAACGTGGGACAATACAAATAAAAGATTAGGTGTTGGTCTTGCCGCAACAGGATATAGATTTGAAGTATTTGGAACAAGTTATTTTGATGATAATGTACTTATCGGAAATGGAAGTCAATTAAGATTTACAAGTTCTCAATTATATATAAAACCAGAACTTGTTTCATCAATATGGTCAGATCTGTCTTTTACTACTCTTGGAGCAGAAAAAGCAAGAATAACTGGAACAGGTAATCTTCTTTTAGGAACTACGACTGACGTTGGAACTTCTATTCTAACGATGGATTCAACTACAAAAGGATTCCTTCGTCCAAGAATGACCACCGTACAAAGAGACGCTATCGTATCTCCTGCGACTGGTTTATCTATATACAATACAACGACTAATAGAGTCAATTACTATAACGGTACTGCTTGGACTGAGATTCAAGATAGTATCACTAATCCAGTAACAGGAACGGGAGTAAGCGGACAAGTAAGTTATTGGAGCGGACCGAATACTCAAGCAGGTTCTAATAATCTATTCTGGGACAATGCGAACGGAAGATTAGGAATAGGAACGAATAGTCCAACGGTAACATTAGATACTCGTGGGTTATCTTCATTCACAGGCACAACGGCAAGTGACGGTGGTCAGCTTGGCTCTGAACTTCTGTCAAGTGCGAACTGGACTTTAGGTGCAGGATGGACGGGAACATACGCCACAGGTTTCGCTCACTCTTCAGGTACGGCTACGCTTACAAATACACTTGCCGCAGTTAATGGTACTTATTATCAGATTTCTTATACTGTTACTAATCGTACAACAGGAAGCTTTACAATAGCTTTTGGTGGATTCACTTCAGGAGGATTGAGTGGTAGCGGATCAGTAGGACCACGAGCGACAAGTACAGGAACGCTTGTTATCACACCTACAACTGACTTTAACGGTACTATCGTTATTTCGATTAAAGTAATCACCGATTCTTCAGCAACTATTCAACTTAGAAACAGTTCAGGAACGATTACAAACGAGATTAGAAATAATTCATTAACAACTAACACATTCATTGGGCTAAACGCAGGATCAAAGAATTTAGGAACAACTGTAACTGTTGAATCAACACGCAATACTGCTGTTGGATCAGAGTCTCTACAAAATAACACAACTGGATCATTTAATTCAGCTTTTGGAAATAGAAGTCTTCAAGCTAATACTTGGGGACAATATAATAATGCTTTTGGTGTATCTGCGTTACAAAATAATTTAACTGGACAATATAATAACGCTTTTGGTTATCAAGCACTTCAAACAAATACAACAGGAAGTACAAATAGTGCATTTGGATGGGAAGCATTAAAAACATCTAATGCAGATAATAATAGTGCATTTGGAAGACAGGCACTTGCTACTACTACCGGAGGAAGAAATTCTGGATTTGGCTCATTAGCACTTTTTAATTTAACTACTGGAGCAAATAATTCTGCATTTGGTACGCAAGCACTTTTTAATTTAACTACATCATCAAACGTAGTAGCATTAGGTGACTCAGCAGGATTCTTAACTTCAACCGGAGCAAATCTTTTAACGGCTGGTAATTCTACATTTATAGGTCAAGACTCAAGACCTAACGCAGACGCTGAAACTAACCAAATAGTTATCGGCTATCAAGGTCGTGGTCTCGGCTCTAACACTACCGTAATAGGTAACTCATCTACTACCTTCGGAAGATGGTGGGGTAATCTTCTGGTTGGTTCTTCAGTAAACTCAGGTCAGGCTTTACAAGTAACAGGAACTTCGCTTTTAACAGGATCCGCTACTGTAACAGGTTCAACGACTGCATCTTCAGGAGTAGCAAGAGGTCAGAATATCACTTCTACTCTCGTAGCCTCAGCAAATAACGATGTCTTAGTAGGACTGGATATTAATCCTACTTTTACGAATGGAGCGTTTACAGGGGTACAGAATTGGGCTATAAGAACAGTTTCTGGTGAAGTTCTTTTTCAAGGAGCTTCAGGAATATACACTACTGGATTGAATTCAGGAATATGGCGTAATACTACAAGAACGCTTGGAATGTATTTTGCAACATCAACAAGTGATATTGTTTTTAGAACTAACAATACTGATAATAGACTTGTAATAACAAATGGAGGTAATATATTAGTTGGAACAGGCACAGACGCAGGATTTAAGTTAGACGTAAACGGTACTGCGAGGGTGCAGAGTGATGCTACTATAAACGGATTGACAGTCGGAAGAGGTGCAAGTAATTTATCAAGTAATACAGTATTTGGAGCTTCAGCAGGTAACGCTATAACATCTGGAGCGAATAATACTTTTATTGGAGAACTTTCGGGGAGATTTGTAACAACAGGAAGTGGTAACACATTTTTAGGCAGATGGACAGGCATTCAATCAAACACTTCTTCAGCCAATGTATTTATAGGTACAACTTCAGGTCAAAATAATACAACAGGTTCCAATAATACTTATGTTGGATTTGCTACTGCTCAATCTAATACAACCTCCAATAGTAATTCTTTCTTTGGTGCTTATTCTGGACTTGCAAATACAGGATCAAGTAATTCAGGCTTTGGTAGAGAATCAGCAACTAATCAAACAACAGGATCAAATAATATATTTTTTGGAGTTGATAGTGGAAGAAGAATCTCAGGAGGTGGTAATTTAACTATTGCTAATAACTCAACATTCTTAGGTTACGATACAAGAGCCAATGCAGATTCTGAAACCAATCAATTAGTAATAGGATACCAAGCAATAGGAAATGGTTCTAATACAACCACAATAGGTAATACCTCAACAACAAACAATTACATATTCGGAAACTTTAATGTAACCGATGCCAATAACTTAGTATTCGGAACCACTACAGGAACTAAGATAGGAACTGCTACCTCTCAAAAGTTAGGATTTTGGAACGCTACTCCGATTGTTCAGCCTACTACAGGAATAGCCGAAGCCACTTTCGTAGAAAATAGCGGAGGAACTGCGGTGAATGTGGACTCAACTTTTGCAGGATATACGCTTCAGCAAATTGCACAAGCGTTAAAGAATTTAGGAATTTTGGCTTAATTTTACAAATAAATAAACAAATGAAAACTATCCAACCAATCGTAATCTGGAGCCTCGGACAGGTAAAACAAGGCACACTTTTGAACGCTTATGTAGTAGCGGACAACTTAAAAGACTCAGCTACTTTCTACTTTGCTATCCAATCAGATACCGAAGTACTCTCTCAGGGAAATCTTACAATGACCGGAGAAGACTATGACGGATTCGTTTCTAACGACTACGCTTATAACTGGATCGCAGGTAAGTTAGGAGTAGTCATCACAGGTGATCACGTTCCCGCTGAAGTAGTAACTGAGTAATGGAACAGGTGGACAAGGATCAGAATGAACTTTTAGCTCGGTTGGACGAACGATACAAACGTATCGATGAAAAGATCGACGCCATTCTGATCCAAACCACTAAAACCAACGGACGTCTTTCTAAGGCAGAAGAAGAGATAACAAAACTAAATACCTGGCGGAGTCAGTTGAAAGCGGTTTATTCTTTTTTCGGAGTATTAGGATCTTTACTTATTCTTTTACTGACGATTGTTCTTAAATGAGTTTCATTAAAAAGATTCTAAGCGGTGGAGGTTCTCAGATCATAGAATCTGTTGGGAACGTTTTAGATAAAGTCATTACCAATAAAGAAGAACTCGCTCAAGTTAAGTTAGAACTCGACAAAGAAATCAACCGACACTTAGAAGCTATCCAAGCGAATATCTTAAAAGAACAGGAACTACAAGTTCAGGATCGTAGTAGTGCAAGAACGAGGGAATCTGACTTTGTAAAAGCCACAGGACATATCGACTATTTAATGTGGTTCCTTGCTATAATAGGAATGGGGATTATGTCTTATTGTCTTTATACATTGATTAACAACAACTTACAGAACAAAGAGTTATTCGTTCATTTTCTTGGTATCATAGAGGGGGTTGTGGTTTCTATGTATTCTTATTATTTTGGTTCATCCGCATCCTCGAGGATTAAGGATATGAAATGAAACTACCGAAAGTAGTAATCAGAAAACTCGGAAAAGAAAAAGCCTACGGTCAGGCGTTCACAGAAAAGAATCTGATTGAAATCGACCCAAGACAAAAACCAAAGACTTTATTAGATACAGAAATACACGAATTTCTGCACATTCGTTTTCCTGATTGGAGTGAAACCAAAGTAAAAAAGGAAGCGAAGATTTTAAGAGACTACCTATGGAAACTCAATTATCGTAAAATCAATGATTAACAAATCCGAACTCGTTAGAAAGACAATCAAAGAATTCACCACAGCAGAAGGAGTTAAGTACTCTAAAAAGAAGCTTAGTGAAATTTTATACAAGCGACACCCAGATTTATTTGATGATGCAGAACACGCAAGGAAGATTGTAAGAAACGTCACGGGATCAGCAGGAGAAAGAGCCAGAAAAGAATACAAGCAAATCGAATGGAAAGGTTTGAATCTGCCTGAACCTGAGAAAGAAGACTATACTAAAGTCCAGGTAGATCAGAAGAGGATAGCGATTTTATCAGACATTCACTTTCCGTATTACGACAAGAAGGCTTTAGATTCTGCTTTAAAGTCTTCGTTTAATTTCTCGCCTGATTGTATAATCCTAAACGGTGACATTATAGACGCATATCATCTTTCTTCATTTGAAAAGGACCCGAAGAAGCGTTCCTTTTCTTATGAGTTAAGTATGCTTAAAAACTTCTTTGAGCAGTTAAGACAAAGGTTCCCAAAGGCAAGGATTATCTACAAAACTGGTAACCATTGTGATAGGTACGAAAGATTCATTTTGAATCGTATTCCTGAACTGATTGATCTTAATTTCTTATCATTAGAGAATGTCGTAGAGGCTAAGAATTGGGGCATTGAAGTAGTTAAAAATAAGCGAGTAATAAAGATTGGTCATAGTCTTAACGTCATTCACGGACACGAATTAAGAGCAGGAATTATAAGTCCTGTGAATATCGCAAGGGGATTCTTTTTGAAAACTAAAGCCTCAACGTTAGGCGGTCACCATCATAGAACTTCGGAACACATCGAACACGATCTGAATGGTCAGTTTATCGGATGTTTTAGTACAGGTTGTCTTTGTGGTCTGACGCCTCAATATATGCCGATCAATTCACACAATCACGGCTTCGCTTTGGTAGAAAATTATGGAGCAGAATTCCACGTTCGGAATCTAAAAATCATTGACGGAAAGGTTCTCTAACGAGGCATTATATAATAGACGATTTTAGAGTTTTTCTGCTCTGCTCTGGTGACCATATTTCTATTTCCTTCTTTCTTATATGAGATATGAATCCACTGAGGATTTCCGTTAGGCGGTGGTGTTCCGAGTTCCCAGATGATTTGGTCAACCGTTAGGTTGTTAATTACCCACTCAAAGACCTCTCTGTTCTTCGGTCCCAGATCGATATCTACCGCTTCGCCTCTCATATGTTGGGAGTTTATAGCCCCGCCGATTCTTAAGTTATACTCAGGCGATCTATATCCTGAGGTCACGATAACAGGTATTTTAAATTGGTCCCGAATAGGCTGAAGGACCTTTTCAGCAAGTAATTTTAGGTTCTCAATGACCATCGGAGACGGGGTATTCTCGATTCCGTGGACCGGATTAGCGTATGTCAGCTCCGCAAGGGTGAAGTTTTTTGTCAAATTCATAGCCCTAAAATATGCGTTTTTTGGTTGATTTTGCACTTTTTAAAAAAAAGATTCATTGAACTATTTTTTATATCATTTCTTTAAAGTTAATTAGCATCACCAACGCAAACAAAATGAAGACAATCGACAAAGTTTTAAAACTCCTAAACGAAGACCCACGGACTCGAGACTCGGACGAACTCCTGACCGCTCTGATTTGGTGGAAGGAATGTGATAAGGATATGACCGCCTTTGGTTTTCTTATGAACTACTCTAAAAAGTTCTACACCTCAGCAGAATCTATCCGCAGATGCCGTCAGAAATTACAGGAAGAGTTTCCAGGTCTCAGAGGGAAGTCTTATCTTGAAAGAAAGAAAGTCAAATACCAAACTATATTCCAATGAAAATGTACACCGTGTCAGTGACAGATAAAAACGGAGATACCGAAACCCAAGCCTACTTTAGAGCAATGATTGCTTACTCCGCTTTTAAAGAGATTGTAGAAACAGGACAACTGCCGTGGAGGAATTGCTTAGTGAGAGAAGGCGATACTCTTTTAATCGCTGAAACAATCTCTGAAGATTGGTTAGTAGAACTTTATGAACATACACTTATACAAAATGATTTGGTTAATTAAAAACGCCTATTGGCTCGTGCTATTCGTCTCAAGGAAGACGAAACACAAAATGATGTTTATTCGGAAACACTCCGAGGTACTTGGTTACAAATACGCTTTAGAATTTTATGAAAAAACCTATGCTAAAAATAACTGAACACAAAAACGAAAAAGGCGGTCTCTGGGAGGCTACCTTAGACGGACAACATCTTGCAGTCCGTGCTTATTTAAACGATGAGGAAAAATTTGAAATGCTCAAAGAATGTATCATAAGAGCAAAGAAAAACATCCCATTAGAAATCGAAGTAACTCTACCAATTCAAAACCTATGAAACTCGCAGAAATTCAAAATCTCGTAAAGGCTCCAAAGTCCAATTTTAACTCGTTTGGCAAATACAAATACCGCTCAAAGGAAGACATTTTAGAGTCAGTAAAACAAGTCGTAAATCCGCTCGGATTCTCAATCACCGTGCAGGATGAAGTCGTACTATTAGGAAACCGATTTTACATCAAAGCCACCGCTATTCTTACAGACGGAAAGGAACGCTACGAAGCCACAGGATGGGCAAGGGAGGCAGAATCTAAAAAGGGTATGGACGAATCACAAATAACAGGAGCGACTGCGTCTTATGCAGGGAAATACGCTTTAGGAAACCTATTCGCATTGGATGATACCAAAGACCAGGACGCCCTTAATAACCACTCAGATGATTGGGCTGACTCTATCAGAGGATGCAAGACACTTAGTGAACTGACCGAACTCTACACTCAGAACAAAAGTCAGGTAGAAAACGACGACCGTCTTAAGAAGTTATTCGCTGAACAGAAAACCAAAGTCAAATGAGAACGGGAAAATTTACCGCCTCTGAGATTTGGAAGTTAATGACTGAACCTCGGAAAAAGTCCGAGGCTTGGTCGGAGACTGCTAAGAGTTATATCTTAGAAAAAGCCGTTGAGGCAAAATACGGTTACAGAAAACAATTCTCAAGTAAGGAAATGGAACACGGAATAATGACTGAACCTGAAGCCTTCGAGGCGTGGGTTAATGTCTCAGGTGTGCCTTATACTTACACCGCAAAGGAGTTCTTTTCTATCAATGACTTTAGTGGAGCCTCACCTGATGGAGTTCTTTATGACGGGTTGGATATTATCTCTGTTTGTGATATAAAGTGTCCGCAACCTTTGACGTTTATGGAACTTGTCGCTGAACGTCCTGAAGTTGACACTAAGTACTTCTATCAATTACAGATGCAGATGATGGCAACCAAAAGTGAAACTGCTTTTCTTGTCTATTACTTAGCAAAAGAGTTTGTGAATACTTATACGAATGAAGTAGAGTTTACTTTTGACATTCCCGTTGAGAAAAGAATCTACGTCGTAGAGGTAAAGAAAGACCAAGACGAACAGGATAGAATGACTGAGAAAATCCTAAAGGCAGAAGAGTACAAAAAGAAACTGATTGATAATTTATGAAACCGCATCATTTAGAATTTCTTAAACTTATTTGCTCAGAGATGACCTACAAAGAAATCGGTCAAGCTATGGGTAAGAGTGAGTATGATGCTCACAATTACGCTCAGTTCCTATGTCAGAAGTTAAAGGTTACAGGACGATTCGGATTAATGTTATACGCAATAAAAACTAAAATTGTAAAACCAAATGAGATCAAGTTCAAAAGGATACAGGGAAGACCTACACTACCTGAAGGACTCAAGGTGGCTATCGGGGGAACTATGCTTCTGGCGGAACAACCCGAACTACTCGGAGAAAACCAAGAAACAATTAGAAGAGCGGTTAAAAAAGATGTGCAAGAGTGGGCTACAAATGACTGATTATGGAAATTTATAAAATATTAAAATTCATCACAGTCTGGACTCTAATGACTACGGGTGTTTTGTTTTTGAGCATCCTAATGTTCTCAGGATATTTCAACGGTAATTATGTGTGTATTAAATGGGAACTTTTGCTTTGTGTAGTCATAGGGACTAATTTAATTTTAAACATTGTTTTAGTTCTGAAGAGATAATTTTATATTTGGGAGTCGATAGGATCGACACGTTGTGACGGCAACGATTTAAGAATTTTTTGCCCAGTGGTAGGGGGAGGAGCCGTCAATCCGAACCCGACCATTGGGCTTTTTTATTATATGACTTACAAAGAAAAATTAAGGCTTCCAGGTTGGCAAAGAAAGCGACTTGAGATTATGAACAGAGATGGATTTAAGTGTATGTTTTGCGGAGATGATAAAACTGAGTTGCAAATTCATCACGCTTTTTATTTTGATAAAGAAAATCCTGAAGATTACGCAGATGAAATGCTTTTTACTTTATGCAAAAACTGCCATCAGGATGAGGAAAAACTAAAAGAAGATGACAAAATGATATACGCTCAGTTCTTAAAAATTGGTATATCAAGAAGGGATTTACTGCATATCGCTATTGAAATGAGGCGTTATTTTTTAGAAGGTGATCCTAAGATAAATAAGTGGAATTTGATGGACTTTTTATACAATGACTAATATGAAAAACGATGTATTTTATTTTCCGCACTTTTCTAATACAAGGCACGAGCGAAGGATTATGCGTATGGAAAAGGAGTTAGGTCTTGAGGCTTATGCGATATATTTTAAACTTTTAGAGATACTAAGGGAGCAACCTGATTTTAAATATCCGCTAAAAGATATTGATCTTTTGGCTGATGAGATTGGTTCATCTGAGCAGAAGGTTCGAGTAGTGATTTGCAACTATCAACTTTTCAACGTTGACACCCAGGAGCAGTTCTTTTCCGCTGATTTAAACGAGTCCCTTCAGCCTTATTTAAAGATGAAGGAACAACGTAAGATAGCAGGTAAAGCCTCAGCAGAGCGCAGAATTGCAGGAAATTCAACGACCGTTCAACAGCCGTTCAACGACCGTTCAACGACCGTTCAACAAAGTAAAGTAAAGGAAAGTAAAGTAAAAGAAAGTAAAGTAAATATAGATATATCCGCCAAAGACTTTAATTGGTACAACTCACAATTTGATGACTTGTTCATTGATCAGATGAAAGCGGTACATCCTGAAAAGATTAGTCTAATTCAAAAGGCTATAACTGAATCCTATGCTTACCTCATAACTAACGGAATCGAACAAGCAGATAAAAAAAGATGCAAACAACTTTTAAATAATTGGTTAAAAAATATGAAGATTGAATATAGCTTTGGTAATTCTAAACCGCAATGGCACGGAGGTGTGAAATGCTCATAGTCGAAAAGGATTCCAGAATAGAATTTGAAATCGAGGCTAACAAGGTTGGAGAGAATCCGCAACCCTGCCCGATTTGTTCACAAGACAGAAAAAAGAAAAATGCCAAATCGTTTTCTTTCAACACAGAATCAGGATTAGGCTTTTGTAATCATTGCGGAAAATCATTCTACAAAAAAATGGATAAGTCATTCGTTAGACCTGAATGGAAAAACAATACTGAACTCTCGGATAAAGTTTTAGAGTGGTTCCTTTCAAGGAATATATCTCAGGAGGTTTTAAACAAAATGCAGATCACCGAAGGAAAAGAGTGGATGCCTCAAGTCGGTAAAGAGATGAACGTGATCCAGTTTAATTATTTTAAAAACGGACAACTTATAAACATCAAAAGCAGAGACGGAGCGAAGAACTTTAAACTGGTAAAGGATGCGGAAAAGATATTTTACAACTTGGACGGGATTAAAGACCAAAAAGAAATCTACATAGTCGAGGGGGAGATTGACTGCCTCACGATGATTCAGAACGGATTTACAAATACGGTATCTGTTCCGAATGGTGCTACTAAAGGAAATAATAATCTTGACTATTTAGATTCTTGTTGGGAGTATTTTGAGAACTCAGAAAAGGTTTACATTTTGACGGACCACGATGAACCTGGAGAGAACCTTGCAAATGAATTAGCCCGAAGGATAGGAATTGAAAAGTGCTACCGTATTCAAATTCCTTTTAAGGATGTCAATGAGCAGTTCTGTAAAACAGGTCAGATAGACTTAACCAATCAAAAGCCTTTTCCAATCACAGGAATTTATTCGGTTAGTGATCATTGGGACACTACGCTGAGTATTTTAAAAAACGGATTCCCGCAAGGATGGAAACCAAGAGGCGAATTAGGAAAGCATATTTCAATTCATCCAGGGTATACTTCAATCATTACAGGAATACCGGGACACGGTAAAAGCGAATGGTTAGACTTTATGCTTTTACAACTCTGCATAGACTACGACATTAAAGGCGCATTTTTTACACCTGAGAATTTCCCTACGGATATTCACATAATTAAAATGATTGAAAAGATAATCGGAAAGAGTGCGTTTAAATGCAACGAATTAGAATTAGGAATGGCGAAAGCTTTTCTAAACGATAAAATCTTTTGGGTATATCCTGAAGAAGGTTACGGATTGGAGCAGGTTCTAAATAAGATTCGACAGGCAGTTTTAAAGTATGGAATCAAATGGTTTGTTATTGACCCGTGGAATAAGTTAGAGCATCAAGATGATTCGACAAATTACATTAGTCGGTCTTTGGATTTGATTTCAAACTTTAACAAGAAAAACGGAACTCACGCTTTTATCGTGGCTCATCCCACGAAAATGAAATACGATCACCAAGCGAGTAGATATGAGGTTCCTGGATTGTATGACATTTCAGGTTCTGCCAACTTTTACAACAAAGCAGATATAGGAATTTCAATGTACAAGGAAAGCGAAGCCTACACGAATACCCTTTATATCCAAAAGGTCAAGTTTAAATTTTGGGGAGAGACGGGAAAGATCACCTACCGATGGGACCCTACGAATGGCAGATACAACGAAACAGGGCAGGATTTAACAAACTGGGTAAATAGGGAGCGTCAGACCGAAATAGATGAGGTACCTTTTTAAGCCCGTAGAGCCTATTTATTTGCCCTATAAACGATTATCTGCCCAAACCTTAATTCCTTACTCCAAAAGCATTAAAACGATAAAACTGAGCCACATTTCAAAACTCATAAAAAACGCTAAAAACAAGGGTTTAAAATAATTATTTAAAAAAACTTGCAAGGAATAGTTAAAGCCTATATCTTTGAACAATATTTAAACCCAAACAAAATGAACGCACAATCACTCATCAATCAGTTAGGCGGAAACAAATTCATCGTAATGACTGGTGCAAAAAACTTCGTAGCCGGAGAATCAGTATTAATGTTTAACATCGGAAGAGGAGCAAAGTCAGGCATTAACAAAATCAGAATTGAACTTAAAAATGATTTGTATAATGTTTTTTTCTACAATATGAGAAAGGCTCAATATCAGGTATCACAATTTGAAAACGTGTATGCTGAAAATCTGACATCATTATTTACAAAAGAAACAGGATTTGTAACTTCATTCTAAACCACTAACGGGGTGCAGTATCCGACCAACTGCTTTTTATGAAAATTCAAATGAAAGGTTATATTCTAAACATTAAAAAAATAGGAGGCTCAACAATCTGTGAAATTCAAAACCAATGATAGACTTCATCAACGAACTACTCCCTGCTTTAATATTTTTTGCTCTACTCTATTTCGTAACCCGTAAACCCATAACAAATGAATCAGGCAACTAAACTAATGATTGAAATATTAGAAGACCACGCAGATCATATCTACTCAGAGCATACTCATACTGAAATGCACCTCAGTGAATTTGCGGAAAAGTATTTTATGAATCTTGTTGAACGTAAAATAGAAGACGATCTCTATGGCGTACTTCTTCAAGAGGTCACTCACCTGGTGGATTGGATTGAGGTTTCACAAATGATTATGGATCAAAATGGATAAAGAAATCTACATCGAGTTAAATAAAATCGGAGAAGACTTCGCTTTGTTTTTAGAAGCCAATAACGATTTATTGGTTGAACATTACGAAAAAATGAAACTTCAAAATCAGATTAGCTTTCCGTTGTTTTGTTTTGCGGCTTACGCTAATGACGCTGAGAGTCATTACTTAAAATTCCACGATGAAAAGGTTTTTATTTTAAACTTATGATACAGATCATTTGCACCGTTGCCGTAATACTTTGGGCAGTTATGTACATAGTCGGACTAATTATAGAAATATTAAGAGATGAAAAAAACCTACACAATAAAACTAAATCCTGAACTTTTAGAAGAATTAAAAGCAGAAGCCAAAAAGGAGAACAGACCTTTTAACAATTACATCGAGACGCTTTTATTCACGCATCCGGATCGCATACTAAAAAAAGTTCAGATAATCAATAAGAGCCTTCATAGTTGGAAAACTAACCTTCCAGATGATAGTAAATAATATCAAAGTAGGTTCAGACTTCAGCGGAGTAGGTGCATTCAATCAGGCACTTAAAAGGTTAGGCATCCCTTACAAAGAAGTTTTTGCCTGTGATATGGACAAATACGCACGGCAGACATTTATTCACAACTACGGAGAACCTGACTATTATCCGACTAATGTTTATGATAGGGCAATACCTGAAGAGTCTTTGGATATCTATATGACTTCGCCACCTTGCCAAGCGTTCTCATTAGCTGGGAAGCGGTTAGGTAAAGATGATAAAAGGGGAATTTTATTCTTCAACTCACACGAATTTATCAAAGTAAACAAGCCACGATATTTCATTTTTGAGAATGTCAAAGGGTTACTTTCTGATGACAACGGAAAGACCTTTCAGGAGTGGGTTAATCTTTTAGGAGGAAAGTCTGTTAATGGCGATTCTGTTTTATTCCCTTATCCTGATTCCGTACCTTATCATCTTTATTGGAAAGTCTTAAACGCAAAAGAACACGGAGTCCCTCAAAACAGAGAGCGAGTATTTTTAATCGGCATTCGTGATGATAATGACAATAACTTTCGTTGGCCAGTTGAGGAACATCTGACCAAAAGGTTAAAGGATGTATTGGAAGAAAATGTGGGTGAAAAGTATTTTTTGAGTGAAAATATGGTTCATTGCATTTTAAATCATAGAGACAAGAGAGATAGTCAAAATAAATTTCCAATGGATGAGAATGATATTGGAAGTTGTCTTACTGCAAGATATTTCAAGATGGGAGCAGAAGATCCATATATCAAAATCAAATCCGCAACATCAAAAGGATATGAAGAAGCAACTGAAGGTGATTCAATAAATTTCAGCGTACCTAATTCAGAAACAAGAAGAGGAAGAGTAGGCAAGGGAGTGGCACAGACTTTAGATACCGCTTGTAATCAAGGAGTGATGATTCAAAAAACAACTTACGGTAAGCATCAACAAGATTGTTTTTACGATTCAGAAGGAATTATTGGTGCTATCCCAGCTGGAACACACGGTAGTACACCACACTTAACAAAAACATTAATGCCGTGTAAAACTAAAATACGCAGACTTACTCCAAGAGAATGCTTCCGTCTTATGGACTTTCCTGATTCTTTCACCTGGCCTGTTAGCGACTCTCAAGCTTACAAACAAGCCGGTAATTCAATCGTAGTAAATGTTTTATTTAAAATAATTGAAAAGTTTAATCTTTAACTTATATTTGTGAAACTTATGAAGTACGAACAAAAACCAAACACTGGATCACTTTTCAAGGCTGAAAAGAAATCCGAAAAACATCCTGACTACACAGGATCACTAAAACTTGAAGACGGAGACTATCTTATTTCCGCTTGGGTCAAAGAAGGACAGAAGGGAAAGTTTTTCTCTTTGTCAGTTAAGAAAAAGGAATCCAAAGAAGTTACCAATTCAAACGACCTACCATTCTGATATGATCGAGACAAGAGGAAGAATAGCGAAGTATGACTTCACCCCACTACTTTCTAATCAAGAAGCAGAGTTTGACTTTTCCAAATCATTGAGAGTCAGCGTGATAACTTACGCCAAAAAGAACGGTTTTAAGATTCACACTCGCAGGATCGGAGATAAATTAAAAGTTTATCGTGAAGGATAAACTCGATAAAATCTTTTCTAAGTATATCCGTCTTCGAGATTCAAATGGAGGTATTGGTCAATGTTGCACTTGTGGAAAAAAGCTACATTGGAAAGAAGCACATTGTGGGCATTTTATTAGCAGAAGACATTTGGCTACACGTTGGGATGAGCGAAATACCGCTTTTCAATGTCCGTACTGCAACACCTACAACCAAGGTCAGCAGTATTTCTTTTCGCTATTTATCGAGAAAAAGTACGGGAAAGGTACGGTTGACGAGATCATCCAAAAGTCGAAGCAGACGATCAAGATCACGAAAGGCGAGTACGAAACGCTGATTGAGTTATATAAAAGAAAAGTAAAAGAATTGGAAAAGTTAAATTAAAAATGTTAAGTTTGTCAAGCGTTAGGCTGATCAACCAAAGATCCCCAGAGAATAGGGCAAAAAATCAGGGTTTAGGTAACGAGGGATGGGTGCGCCTGTCCCTCTTTTTTTATTCCACTTCTACATAAAAATACAAATCTGGAATCTATGAAGATAACAATGACCTGCCCCGCCTTTAGTCCTAACGGAGGCATTAGGGTAATACTTGACGTTGCTCACGAATTATCTAAACGACACGATGTAACAATACTCTGCCCTGATAAGGGTTGTCATTGGTATCCGATTACCGTGAGAGTGATTCAACATAACAACGAACTAAAAGAGCAAGACGTTTTAATAATCTGTTCGCCTCATCATATTCACTTAAAAGATTTAAAAATCAAGGCTAAGAAGTTCGCTTACATTCAAATGATTGAGCATCTTTTCCAACCGCAAAATTTAAGATTCAAAGCACAGGCGATGAGGTTTTATCGTGAACTGCCTTTTATTACTATAAGTCAATGGGGATTGGAAGAGGTTTTAAGATACGGAAACAGGAATAAATTTCTATACATTGGAAACGGAGTGAATTTTGAACACTTCCCGATTTCAAATAAGAGAAAGAAAACAACGATACTTTTAGAGAGTCCGGTCCCTACTAATCCAACAAAGGACAGAAACCAGATCGCTTTAAAAGTCGGAAATAAACTCAGAGAGTTAGGACATAAGGTCGTAGGATACGGAGCATTGAAAGCAGATTTAGATGAGTTTTATGTTAATCCAGATCTTAAGACTTTGAATCGTTTATACTCTGATGCGATGATTTTAATCAAAGCTACTCAGTTAGATTTCAGAAGCACTTCACCTTTGGAAGCTGGAACGAAAGGATGCGTGACGGTAAGAGCGATAACAAAAGGAGATGATGATTTAGTAGATGATTTTAATTGTGTTAGGGTTCCTTATAACGAAACACAACTACTTGCGGCTTGTTTGGATATTTTATCAGATGAAGAAGGACGAAAGAAGTTGGCTAAGAATATGATCAACCATTTAAAAGAAAACACTTGGGAGAAATACGTTAATCAAATTGAAGAATTTATATGCGCTTGATTTTAGGAGCAGGTAAAAGTCAAAGGTTAGAAGGTTGGAAGACTCACGATCATCTTCCCTTAGACGTGGATTATGTTTTTGATCTAAATAATAAATGGGAATTAGAAGACAATTCTTGTACTGCGTTAATAGCTACTCACGTCATCGAACATTTAAATTCATTCCTTCACTTTCATAACGAGGCTTGGAGGGTTCTAAAACCTGGCGGGACTTTGTATTTAGAAACTCCTTCGGCTTATGGTTCACCTGAATTAGTCTGGTCAGACCCGACACACGTCAGACCTTACACGCCTCACAGTTGGATTAATTACTTAACGATTGATGGAATAGATAAGTTTGGTTATACGGATAAGTGTTGGGGGTCATTGCATATTGAGACAAGGCAGGGAAATTTAATCGTTCACGCAATGCCAATTAAATGAAACTGCAAATAGTAGCGGTTCAATATTTAGAGCCTGAGTATAACGCCACCTTGAGGTCAATTAATGCGTGTGGGATTCCTACAATCTTTGTAGATCGAAAGGGTGTAGGGTCATTGGCTGAGGCTTACAACAGAGGATTTAAAAAGGTTGAAGCGGAATACACTTGGTTTATTTCGAATATCTCATTTGATAAGACCGTACCTCAAAGGCTTTTAAAATCAATCGAAGGCTTTGAAGGTGTCCATCCTCAGTTTGATTCGCATCATAAGTTTATCAAACACGGTAAAGGAATTCAACAGGCTCCATTTTTAGAGTTCACCGCTCCTTTGATTCGGTCAGAAGTATTTAGAGAAATCGGACTAAACGAGGAAATGCCATACTGGGGACACGATATAGCTTTCGGGATTGAGTGCGAGAAAAAGGGATATAAGTTAGCAGTAGACCACACCACCAAGATAGACCACGTTTACATTTGGGACTCTAAGAAGAACAAAGTAACAGAAGAAAGAAAGAGAAGAAGACTTGAAACTGATAAGCAAACTGAGACATATTTAGACACTCACTACAATGGGTGGCGAAAGCGGGTTTATTTTTAATTTATTATTTTTGCAACCATAGACAATATGGAGACGATTGCAATAGACTTTGACGGTGTCCTAACAGACGGGAAGCATTACATAGATCACGATGGTAAAAAGTTTTATTCAGTTCATTCAAGAGACAATTCATCGCTTCAAGAGTTGGTGGATATGGGTTACAGGGTGGTAGTTGTGACTGCGAATTCAGATGAGACAATAAAAAGATATTGTGAAAGAAGAAAAATTGAACATATTTATACCCGTGAAAAAGATATTGAAGCCACGCACGCCATCGGTGACTCAGTCCTCGACATCCCAATGCTCGTCAGAGCCAAGTACAAGTACTGCCCCTCAGACGCAGACGAGGTAATAAAAACTATACCTGGAATGATTGTCCTAAACTGCAAAGGAGGTCACGGGGTTATTGAGCATTTAATTATGAAACTATGATCTCAGCTATTGCACACGAATTAAAGTTTTGGAAGTGGTTTATAGCTACTCCGAGATTCTTAGACGGATGGGTAAGGAAAAAGAAAACACCTGAATTGAATGAGATCGTTTATAACTTTTTAAAACAAAACAACGGTAAGACTTTAGACGTCGGTAGTGGAGTTGTTTCTCTTTTAAACGGAACGGTAAATGATTTGACGGCTTGTGATCCTTTGGGGGAATTGTATGAATGCATTTTCGACTATCAGAAACATAATATAACCCCTTGCCTTCCTTTTACTGCTGAGGAGTTAAAGTTCGAAAACGAATTTGATATAGTCCATATCTCGAACGCTTTGGATCACTCACAAGACCCGAAGAAGGCTTTTGAAAACCTATTAAGAGCGACCAAGAAATATCTAATAATTCAGGGATTTGAGAATGAAGCGGACTATGAAAACTGGCAAGGATTCCATCAATGGAATATGACTTTAGGAGATTCTTTAACTATTTCCAACAAGGAAGGAGTCAAACTTGACACTAAAGATTATCAGTTAAAGATTGTTTTAAAACAAACAATAAACTTAACTAACAAAAATTGGATTATATTTATCGCTGAAAAATAGTATGCCAATACCAAAACCTAATAGCGGAGAATCAGAGTCAGACTTTGTCGGTCGTTGCATAAGCGAAATCTCAAACGAGTACGACCAAGACCAAGCGGTAGCGATTTGTTTTAATACTTACAGGGAATCCAGAGCGGAGGCATATAAGAAAACCCAAGAGAATCTGATAGAAGCACAGGCACAGGTTAAAGAATACCTGAACCCAAAGGCTGAATCATACTCTGATTATCCTGATGGCGTTAAGGGAAATGCTAAGAGGGGAATTGAACTGAACGAGAAAGTCAATAACAAATGCGCCACTCAGGTTGGAAAGGTAAGGGCACAACAATTAGCAGACGGGAAAGCTATCTCTTTGGAAACTATTAAAAGAATGTATTCGTATCTATCCAGAGCGGAGGAATACTATGACCCTAACGACTCAAAGGCTTGTGGAACGATTTCTTATCTTCTTTGGGGAGGAAAAGCCGCTTTAGGATGGTCAAGGAATAAACTAAGAGAATTAGGTGAACTTGAATAATCAAAATAATTCAAGATGAAACACGGAGGATCAAGACCTGGAGCAGGAAGGAAGTCAAAGTCTGAAGAACAGAATCTTGCAGAGAGTTTATATCCAATGAAAGACGATGCTTTAAAAGCATTGAATCAAGGAATTAAAAGAGGAGACCACGCATTCATTAAGATGTTTTTTGAGTATTTCTATGGTAAACCGACAGATAAGGTTGATTTAAAAATGGATGCTGAAGTAGATCAAAAACTGACAGTAGAAATAATTCGTGCATCTAAAGACAAGTGAAATTTGGGAGCGTAACGAACAAGCCTATAAATCAGAAAAGAGGTTTATAGTCAATCAGGGAGGGTCAAGATCAGGAAAGACCTATTCCCTAATGCAGTTATTAATTGTATTAGCACTTCAGGAAAAGTTAAGTATATCAGTCACCTCAATAGCTTTCCCGCATTTAAGGAAAGGAGCAATCAGGGACTTTATGGAGATAATGGAGAATGCAAATCTTTATGACCCTAATATGCACTCACTAACGGAATCGCTATACCGTTTTCCAACAGGTTCATACATTGAATTCTTTTCTGTGGATAATTCTTTAAAGGTTCGTGGCCCAGGCAGGGATATTCTTTTTATCAACGAGGCTAACCTGATTCAAAAGGAAACCTTTGAGCAGTTAAATATGCGAACCCGCAAGACGGTTTTCATTGACTATAACCCTGCTGACGAATCGCATTGGATCTATGACCGAATCCTGCCTTTAAAGGACACAGAGTTCATCCAATCAACATACTTAGACAATCCTTTCCTACCTGAGATTCAGAAGCAACAGATTGAAAGTTTAAAAGACGCTGATCCGAATTTGTGGAAGGTTTACGGCTTGGGAGAAAGAGGAACGACTCAAGATACCATCTATCACGGATTTACTTTGTATGACGAAATACAGGGCGATTTTGCCTATGGTTTAGATTTTGGATTCAATCACCCGAACGCACTCGTTAAGGTCACAAGGGTAGAGAATGAGTTATACTTTGAGCAGAAACTTTATAAGTCTCATTTAACCACAAGTGAACTGATTAAAGAGATTAAAGAAATAGTAGGAAACGCTTTGGTGTATTGTGACACGGCACGACCTGAGATTATTACTGATTTAGTCTTAAACGGGGTAAATGCTTACCCTGCTGATAAAAGCGTTAAGGAAGGAATCGACTTCATAAGGAGTCATAAAATCTACATTCATAGGGAATCAGTAGATTTGCAGAAAGAATTCAGGACGTATAAGTGGAAAAGAAAACCGACAGGGGAGATATTGGACGAACCTGTTAAGATGTTTGATGACGGAATGGATGCTGCACGTTATGGGGCGATGTCATTCAAAAACGCTTATACCGCACCTGTATTAATGGGATTTAGGTAAAATATAGTCAGGTGGGCGTAATGAGGCACTGGTAGCCGAATCCAGAAATGGTTGCTTATACGGTTCGAGTCCGTCCCTGACTACAAAATTAAATACTTATGAAAATAACAATCGAACTAAACGGAGTAAAACAAGAAAGGCAAATCCCTTTAAACTGGGATCAGGTAAACTTTGAGCAATTTCTTAAATTAGTCAAAGCAGGGGATGACATAGCGGAGATACTTTCAATCTTTACAGGGGTAGAGCCGGACATTTTAAGAAAGGCTACCATTCAAAACCTTGAGGTCATTATTAATCTTTTATCATTCTTAAAGACTGACTTTGAACCCGTAGTACCTGAAAAGTGCTTAGGCTATGACATACCTAAGAACCTTGAATTTGAATCCATAGGCCAGTTTCAGGATTTAAAGTTAGAGGCTTTAGAAATGAAAGAGGACATAAGCAGATATACTTTATTCTGTGCTATCTACGCAACAAAGCCTTATGATTTCAAAGAAGCAGAAAAGAAAAAAGATGAATTTCTAAAAGCACCTGCTCGGGAGGTAGTGGGCATCGGAAATTTTACCTTACTGAAATTAGTAGAATTGATGAACGGCATCAAAAACAACTCGCTCCCTCAAAGTACACCGACGAAGAGATTCAAGCGGGTTTTGATCGTCTGGCTGAGAAATTTGGATTTTACTCTACGCTATTATATCTGGAAAAGGAAACTCCGTATAAAAGGGACGAGATACTAAAATGGTCAGTCGCAGAGGTGAACTTTAACTTAGTATATTTGTCTCATCATAACAATACTGTGAAAAAGTATCAAGAGATTTTAAGTATGAAAAGATGAAAAGATCAGAGGTTAAACAATTCATAGAAGCAGGGGCGGAGTTTTACGCTATTCCTTTCGATACGGGAAGGATAAGCGAGTTTAATTCCTCCAGGTCAAATACATACCCTTTTATCTTTTTTGAAACTCCTAACGTGACTACTGATTTAATTAATTCAGTCCAAACAGACAATTGGACTATCAGACTGCATTTAGCCTCAAAAGACTCACCTGATTCTAAAATGAGCCAATATGAAGAGTTAATAGACGATGCGGACTATTTAGCCCAAAGGTTGGTCAGAAGATATAACGACGTGATAAACGATTACAATTTAGTTTTAATCTCAGGAATCTCAAGGACTCCGTTTATTAAGAAACACGCTGACTGCTTAACTGGTATTGTTTTGGAATTTACTTTAACCGTTCAAAACACTTCTTGTGATTAGTTTAGATCGCATATTAAACGAATACGGTAAAAAGGCAGTTGATTTAATCAAGTCGAAAGTACCTGTTGTTACCGGTAAGACAAGGGATTCGGTTTATTATGAGGTGGTTAAAGAAGAGGATAAGATCAGTTTATTAGTAAAGGGTCGGCCATATTTTAAAGCGATAGAAACAGGACGTGGGCCGTATAAGCAAGGCGGATATTCTGGCTTTGATCAAAGATTAGAGGAATGGTTAAGCGATAAGGGATTCCAAACAAAGACAAGCAAAAACAACGTCAAATACTTTTTAGTCGGTGATCAATGGATGAGCGGGAAAAGTTTAGCTTATTTAATTAACAAACGAGGAGATAAGAAATTCAGAGACGGAGGGACTGATTTGTATTCTAAAGAATTAGAACTTTTGGTTCAGGAATTGATTAAAAAAA